ACATAGACTCTATTACCTTTGCTTGGCTTTCCTCTAGTTTGCCCTCTTCAAATAGTCTATTAGCCTCTACGGCTAACTCTACATACTTATAAGCGTTATTCCATTGCTCAATAGTTACTTCGTGTCTGCCACTTGGCAACTTAACTATTTTTTTCTCTTTGCCGTTTGCCGTTATTCTGTACTCGTTCATTTTCTATCTTTGCCAGTAGTTTATACAACTTATTCTCATCCCTTAAATTAGGGCAGTCATTTAGCTTTTCAATTAACTCTAATATCTGCGCCTCCAGTTCTATCATAGGTAAACTTTCGGTTTAGCCTTTCCGTAATTATACCAAATAAAATAACCCTGCGCATCCGTACTGTGGTTAATGCTCTTATCAGGCTCGTCATTCTTATATCCAATAGTTTCTAAATGCTCTGTAAAGATAGGGCATTTATAGGTATTAATAAAAGACTGGCTATTCTCAAAAACCTTGTTCATCGTGTTAACTCTATCCCTTACAAATGGATTGCTCGTTAATGCCTTAATCCCAAAGTTGTATTTCTTTAAGATATTAATATCGGTTTCTGCCGCGCTTGTTTTTCTATTCTTACCACTTGCATCAGGATAAACTATTACCCGGTTATTAGGAAAGTCTTGCTTGATCTTACTTGCTACTGCATCGGTGTTATAGTAGTTGATATATTCAGCTACCGCAGTCGCTATTCCGTTATCTATTACGTTAACAATAGCGCACATTTGATTAATGTTGAAATCCATACCAACGTGCAAAATATCTCCCTCTTCTACCTCTCTGTCCGAGTGGTTATTTAACCTATCAAACGCATAGTAAACATTGCCGCTTGTGATGTTTACAAACTCGCCATTTAGATATGCCTCTAATTCCGTAGCTGAATAGATGCCTTGTAAAGTTTCAATATAAGTGCTTGGCAGATATGGGTTATCTTTTGTCCTTGCCTTAACCAGAACTCTGTTTTCATCTTTATTTTTAACGAAAAAGTCGTACATAAACCTAAAACCCTCAGGAGTGCTTACAAAGTCTAAACTATTATGTTCTCCATTAGGTAACTTCTTCCTATTTCTTGCTACTACGTTAACCAATACTTGGCGCATTTTGTCTTTAGGCGGTATATCTGCCTCATCTATTAAGCTATAACCCACCTCATACCCAATTATGTATTCCGGACTGTCTATTGATCGCATTATTATCTTGCCATATTCCGTATTGAACTCTTTATCACTCTTGTTAAGATCATAAGTAATACCCATCATTTGCAGGTACTTTTCAAAGTTCGGGAATGCTATATCTTTTATCAGCGAATAAGTAGGTAAGTAATAAGCTACCGAGATGTTCGGGTATTGCTTTTTCTTTTCGATAGTCTTAATCGTGGCTGCGATGCTTTTGCCACTACCGAAACCAGCAACTAATCCAGTATGAACTGCATTGCTCTTTAAAAACTCAGCTTGATGCGTTAGTATTTCTATCATTCACGATAACGTATTGGGTAGGCTCTACTGTTCTATTGGTGTTGTCAACTTCTTGCTTGTCTTTATAGCCGTGTTTGTTCTTTAGGTAGAATATAGCCATAGCCGCACTCTTTATATCCCCGGTTAAGGTGCTATTTATTATTCTTTGCTCTAATAATACCTCTACTTTTTTTATAGTTCGGAAAACTTCTTCGTTGTTTTCGTAGGTATTAGCTATGTATGCCCACCAATCAGGGTAAACATCGCACTCTATTAACGCATAACCTAAATGGTAATTATTAGGATTATCCTTACAGTATTTTAGCACCTCGTTAATCTTACTTAACGCAGTTTCCTCAGTCCATTTTTGTGCAAATTTATTTCCTTTAGGTGCTGCCATTATTCAATGCTTTTTATTATCTCTTGCGCTACCATTTTGTACTCTTCTTCGTCTCTTTCTACATTAAGCATAGCGCATAACTCTTCAAAAGTTGTTTCGGTTAGTTTACTCGGTAAATCCCATTCGTTGGATAGGTTCATTATAAGGATTGTCAGGTATATTATTTCGCACTCCTCGTATCGTTCCTCTTTTTCGAGCCAGTCCATAACAAGTAAAGCGATATAAACACCATATTCTAAAATAAATTCAGCGCACTCCTCATAATCATCTATCGTAAACATTCCCCATTCATTAAACTTAAAAAGAGCAGGTGCAAAGTCTCACCTCAAACACCTACTCATATTAACCCAAATTAAACTGCGTTAAATATAACAAATATTTACTTTAGATTTTTACTAAGTTATGAACATCAGTTAAAAAAGTTACCATCTATTAATCGGTTTACTTCATACGTTGCATAAAGCATTACAATGTATAAGGCTATTAGCCATCTGTCTATCTGTTTCATCTTGTTTTGTTTTTTATCTCATTTTATAATGTATATAATTTAACCCTTACTCTGTTACAACTTTATTCATTATTTACCCTTACTTTGTTACAAGCTTCAATTTTCATACTATACGTTAGCATTCATTTTCTTGACGCTTTAAATCATCAATCGCATCTTGTTCTGTTCTGCCATAGCCGATTAAATCGCCTTTATCATAATCTTCTCTAATTGCCACCCAATCGTAATCCCTTATCGGTATAGGCGGGCAATATTGAATTGTTATAATCTTTTTCATTGTATTTTGTTTTAATTAAATGTTTTTTTTAAAAAGGCAGTTGATTATCATCAGCAACAGATTCACGATTTGCGCTTGTCAACTCGTTATTTCGGCTCTGTGGTTCTTTTAAGTTACCGATGTAGGTAGCTTTCACACCAGCTTCTCTTTCTTCCTTAGATTGGCTTATTTGAATTGATGCGCTATTTCCGTACTGGTCGGCTTCATCATTTATCCATACGACCACATTCAAATATTTTGCGTTATTTGAAAATAGATTGCCATTCTTATCTCGGTCTACAATCTTTGTCTTGTCAATTTTTGTTAGGTCTATTGACCCGGTTAACATTTTACTCATTTTGTTTTTAGTTTAAATTATTTAATTATTTGAGTAGATTAAAGATACAAAATCTTTACCTAAATATGCAATATTCTTTGTCATAAATGCCTAATAGCAGATTTACTTCATTGCGTAGTTGTATTCTACTGGCTACATCTTGCATTTGTCCATTTACTTGGACTTTAAGCAACTTTTTTACTTCAATTAGCTTCTTATTCAAATCAAGGTAGAAATCCTTTGTACGCTTAATTGTGGGCGTTTGAGTTAATGAGTCCATAAAGTCTAAATAATCTAATCCGTAAACTCGCTTAATTCCCTCACGATACCTTAAAACATCGCCAGCTAAAGCACTATTTGAGTGAAAACTTTGAATATGTATGTTATGAAGATTAAACCTAATTTGCGGATTGCCACCCGAATGAAAATAATGACCTGCAGCTTGTTTACCAAAAGTGCCAGAAGCTATGCAAGGCTGCCCATTATCAATTATTCGTACTAACTCATTGACCTTTGGCTGGATGTACTTGGATTGCACACCAGTTAAACTTTCCAAGTCTATCAAACGCTGCTTTTTTTCCTTTTGCCATTTTACCTTTTCTTTTTTCTTGGCATAGTTAATCGCACAAATAGGACTGCATACATATTGCAAAGGCTGCTTCTTCTCAAACACCTTTTTGCATTCTTTACATTTTCTTTTGTTGTACATTATTTTAGACATCTATGTTATTCGCACGTTAGGTGCAATTAAAACAGCCTGCTACCTTTCGACTGTTTCCAGTCTAATATTCGTTTTATTCCTTTATTGTAATATTCCTTTTCTTTCTCCATTACAATATATTTTCGATTTGTTTCTAAACAAGCTATTGCAGTTGAAAATACTCCAGCGGTATTATCTAACACTATTTCATTTTCAGTAGTGTATGTATTTATTAAATATTTAAGTAGTTCTATTGGCTTTGCGGTTGGGTGCAATTTGTTGTTACTTGTATTTGCAGCAGAAAATGTAAGTATGTTTTTAGGATACCATTCATCATAAGTTTTAAGTTTTATGTTTTTTTTGTGTTGCTTTCCACCGCCAATAATATCAGTCCTTGCATATTCTTTTGAAACCTTAATTTTATCCAATGGTCTTTTTGTCATTATCGGAAAATAGTTAGCAGTTCCTTTGCAAAATACGCTTATGGTTTCTGTTTGTTGCATAGGTCTTTTTTTAGCCACTAAATGCCCTCTTGCAGTAACTTTATTCCATACCCAATCATATTTGTAATGTTCAAGGTTTGATATTCTTAAATGGCTACTAAATGGTTCTGTTCCAAAAAGAACTATTGCACCACCTTTTTTAATTACTCTTTTGTATTCAGCCCAAAGTTTATCTAATGGTATTACTATATCCCATTTACAAG